GGCTTTTCGTTTACGACTCCGGGGAGAATGACTTCGTGTTCGTCTTCCCAGCGTTCGCCTCTGAGCCAGGTCGATGCGTGAGGTATGAACTGCCCACCGCCTCGCATCCATTGATCAGTCTTGCAGGCAGCGTGTATTGCTTTGATTAAGATCTCGGTATCGGGCCTGATCTTCTCAGTCTGCGCCCAGGCTTTTCGAGCTTCAGCCTTGCCGACCTTCCTTGGGTATGTCTTCCAGAACTTCTCGAACTCTTCCATTTTCTTCTCCCTCTATGATTGATGCAGTTTATAAAATCATCCTAACTTCACTAACTTTTTTATATTCATAGTTTCCCTCTGGTGAGCAAGACTCAGCCATCCCTGACGAGTGTCTGAGTCCTTTACAAGAGCTTTCCCACTGGAGCCGCACTTGACTCGCCAGCCGTTCAGTGCAAGGGCGCTGGCTTCGCCACCCTTTTTTGTCATTCTTCCGCACCTTCCCCCCAGTTGACTCTTTGATCTGTGCCGCTGGTCGTTACCCTCCCCAGCACAGTCGCAGCCAGAAATACAAAAACCCTCTAGCGGAGGCTCGGGCTTGACAGGCCAGCACTCGATCCGAGTGAAGTGCATACAAGCCCCCACTAGAGGGTTCTTCTCGGATCAAACGCCGGGATGTCAACTCCGACGTAACTATGATAACTCACTTTTTCAAAAGTTCAATCACAACCATTCCACCGACGTTTTCAGCCATGTCTATCGTGATCGGCCTGAAGGCTCGGTCATTGAGTCCGAGGGCATCTGCCACCCCATCCAACCCAGACTTGATCGAAGCCAGGCAGTTGTCCAGATCCCGTGGCTGGCGGGTCGGTGGCACAAAGGTGATCTTCAGATGCATCCCAGCGGGGACGAGCTTGGCCTCTTTGGTGAGCGCCCAGCAGGCATGGCGATAAGCCTTTGCGGCCTTGGCCTTGACTAGGCGATGGACTCGGGCATTGGGCGACAGCTCTTTGGGTGGCCAGGGTAGGACCAGCATAATTCCCCCATAAGTTGTGGGTGATTAGAGTTGCACTATCTATTATTCTCTGTATAATAGGTCTTGTAGTGAGCAAACATTGAAGCATAGAAACCAAGGAGATTGAAAATGAGCCAACAAACTTTTACCCGCATCAACACCGAGTACGGCCTGGCTGTAATTGTGACGCAGATTCGCACCGGCTACGCTGTGACGTTCATTGACACTGATGCCCAGCAAATCATCGATACGCGCCTCTTCGCTGTCGAGGCCAACGCGATCACCTACGCCAACAACCTTATTGCCCAGGAAAGCCGCGGTGGCGCGGTCCTGATCTAAACCAACGGGGGCTTCGGCCCCCATCAATCAGAGAAGGAATAGAAAATGAGCAAAGCAATCAGTTTCACCCAGATGTTCCCCAGCACCGCTCCCGCGGAGATCGAAGATGCGAAGAGGGCCGAGGTCGAGATGCTCAACAAAGACCTCGAGTTCTGGCTCAGAAAGCGCCGTGAGCTGGAGATCAAAGAGCAAGAGTTTCGGCATGAGATCGACTCGGCCATCGCACTGGTGGACAAGACGATTCACGACATTGATGCGGTTCTCGAAGCAATCTATTGGGGAAACAAATGAACGACGACGACATCCAGGCAGCGCTCCACCACCAACAGCAGCTCGAGCAACAAGAGTTCGAGGAGCAGCTCAAGCCCTATCACATCAACCTGGCCTACTGCGACAAGATTGCCAGCGTCATCAAAGACGCATTGAACGGCCCCGACCGGGATGGGATTGTCGCTGGCTGCGGCAAGGTTCACTCCGATCTTCACCCCGACGAGGGCTGGCTGCAAAGCACCAAGAAGTCCATGACCGTGATGGACAAGAACGGCAAGTTTTACCAAGTGACCGTGGAGGAACTATGACCCAAATCGGGCTTTTTGAGGGGCGGCAGAGGCGAGACAAAGGGCTGGCCAAGGTTTCCCAAGGGTTCGATTGGTGGCTCGAGCAGGCACGCTTTCTGGCCGAGAAAATCGCCAGGGAGCAGGGAAGGGTCAGCTCAGACCAGATCCATGAGGTCTGCCCTCTCCCAGAAGAGGCCCACCCGAACCTGATGGGCGCAGTCTTCAAAGACTCAAGATTCGAGCCAGTCGGATACATACCGAGCCAGCGCCCAAGCGCCCACGGGCGAATCATCCGAATCTATTGCATTAAACAATAGAATCGCTACAATAGAACCATCATCAACCAAGAAGGAGCAGAAAATGAAGGTCTACCAAGCAATCAACAAAGTTCAGGATGCGCTCTCGAAGATTGGCATTGCCAAGGACTCGAAGAACCAGGCGCAGAATTTTAATTTCCGCGGCATCGATGCGGTTTACAACGCGATGTCACCGCTCTTGGCCCAGCACGGCCTTTGCATTCTTCCGAGGATGCTCTCGCGCAGCTGCGAGGAGCGGGTCAACGCCAAAGGCACCGCGCTCTTTTATGTAACGGTCGAGGCCGAGTTTGATCTGGTGAGCGCCGAAGACGGGTCCAAGCATACGATCAAGACGTTCGGTGAGGCGATGGACTCGGGCGACAAGGCCACCAACAAGGCCATGTCAGCCGCCTACAAGTACGCCTGCTTTCAGTCCTTTGCAATCCCAACCGAGGGTGATAACGACGCAGACGCGCATTCGCATGAGGTTAAGGCTGCAAAACCAGTCAAGGTCGCAGAATCCACAATAGTAGACAACGAAATCGCAATCAATGAATCGGAGAACATCGATGAACTCAAAAAAATATTCACAGTCGCCATTAACGCAGTTCAGTCTGACCGGGAAGCAGTTGCAAGAATTACGGCAGCGAAGGATCGACGCAAAGCAGAACTCCAAGCTCGACTGCCTGCTGGGGTCAGTGTTCTTGGTCAGTCTCTTCCTGGCGCTTAACTTCATCCCAGAGCTATTCCGATGATGTTTCGTGCGTGGATCGTAAAACTCAAGCAGGGCGTTCTTCGGGACGCTCTGGGGTTCCCGATGCTTTTCTCGACCAAGGCAGGCGCGGAGGAAATCGCGGCCCAGAGAGAAGGAGCCAGGGCGGTGAAGGTCTCTTTGAAAGTGAGCGAAATATGAAATCTATTGCTGGATTTGGTGTTGGGGTGGCGATTGGGCTTGTGGCTTTCTGGCTGACATTGCCATCGCAAAGCCCCGTCGAGATTTACGCAGAAGCCTACAAGCACGGCCGCGCAGACGCATTGAAGGTCAAGATCAACGGCAACCCGAACTGGGAGCTGGAGCAAGTCTGCGTTGGAATGTGGATGGAAAAACAGGAAGAGCGCAAATGAAACTCAGTCCAAACGAACAAAAGGTGCTGGATTATCTGCGCCAGCCGCACACAGCCAAAGAGGTCGCAGATTACCTTGGCCACCAGCGTGAGCCTTATGGCATTCTGAGGTTATTGCAGCGCTTGGACCTGGTCGACAAGATTGGAACGCATGAGAGGGCGCTCTCGACATTCGTCGCCTCTGGCAGGCCAATGAAGCTCGAGGCACCTTATATGGGGGTCAAGCAGACGGTTCTCGGGGTGCAGCTATGACAAAAGAAGAGATTGCAGAACTAATAGAAGCATTGCCGCAAGGCCTCGATGCTGATGATTTTATCTACAAGCTGGTTAACTGGGCTGTGGATATTGAGCGTGAGAAGTGTGCCTTGATCTGTGAAAACATGGAGCGGAATGGCGCATGGATCACGAAAGCAGAGGCTTCCACAGCAATCAGAGCAAGGTGTATTGATGTAGCCAGAGTTGGTGAGGTTGGTGCGTGGGGTGAGAAATGAAAATAGTAAACCTCAAAGACGAGAAGAAGGCCGTGAAAGAGGTGCTTGAGAAAGCAATCGCTGAAAACTTTGAATCCATCATGCTGTTCGGTATCAAGGATGGGCGGTACAGGATTATGAGTACAAGCGTGCGCGACCGTCTGAAGATGATTGGTTTTCTTGAGGCCGCTAAATCAGAGGTGTGGATAGGAGATACGAATGACTGACCTACAAAAAATAGCCAACTGGATGATGGAGCAGGGTTACTCCACAGGCCACGGAGACACCATTGAAGACTTGCTTAAAGAGTTGGAGTGGCAAATCGCAGAGAACTGGACAAATGCGTTGGTCAAAGGCGTTCAGACTGAGCGTGAGGCGTGTGCGAAGATCTGTGAGGATATAGCCAACAAGCACGCCCGTGTTCACTACCCAGACCTTGAGGCCGTGGCAGACGAGTGCAGCGGGAAGATCAGAGAAAGGGGAGAAAAATGAAACGAGTCATTAGAACTTTTGTCGAAACATACAGAAGGCGCAGATTCTTCCAAGGTCGACTCTCCAGCGCAATAGATGCACTGCGTCGAGCAACCCAAGTGCTTCTCGGGAAATAATCGTTTACAATTATTGCCAAGGAGAATCATCATGGAAGAGATCAAAAAAGAGCGTTCAGGCGCAGTCACTAAAATCAGGGCTTGCTTGAATGGTGAACCGCTGACTCACGCAGACTTGAAAGAGAAGCACCCCGAGCTGTCGGATGGCCAGATCAGCATGAGCCTGGCTCACCTACGCAAACGCGGTCTGATCGAACAAGAGAAGATTGCTCGGGTCAAAGGATTCGGGCGCAAGGAAATCTGGACCTACAAACTCAAGACGGAAGCGCAGGCATGAAGAACCCTGTTGGCCGACCAAAACAACTCAACGATGCCATCATCAAGAAGGCAGAAGAGTATGTGAACGGCGGCTACGTCGCAGAGGAAGAAGTGCCAACTATTGCTGGTCTTGCACTCTACATCGATAAGAGAAGGTCGACTGTCTACGAGTGGGCAAAGGAAAACGAAAGTTTTTCGGACATCTTAGGGAAAATAATGACCAAACAAGAGCGAGAGCTGCTCAAGGGCGGTCTAAAAGGCGACTACAACTCCACGATCAGCAAGCTGATGCTGACCAAGCACGGATACTCAGACAAGGTTGAGAGCGAGATTAGCGGCCCTGGTGGCGGTCCATTGGTTTCAGAGGTGAGATTGACCATTGTCGACCCTCAACATTGAAATCCCACGCTGGGCCGTCGATGTTCTAACTAAGCCAGCTCGATACCGCGCAGCCTTCGGTGGCCGCGGATCAGGCAAATCCCACGCATTCGCTGAATACATCATCCGAAGGTGCGTGACTAACAAGACCGACGTTGTATGCGTCCGTGAGGTCCAGAAGTCGCTCAACCAGTCGGTCAAGAAGTTGCTCGAGGAAAAGATCGAGAAGCTACAGGTCGGGCAGCTCTTCGAGGTGCAGCGGGATCAAATACTGACCCCCCGAGGCGGGAGAATCATCTTCCAAGGGATGCAGAACCACACGGCCGACTCGATCAAGTCGCTCGAGGGCTACGACATCGCCTGGGTAGAAGAGGCCCAAAGTCTTTCCCAGCGCAGTCTGGACCTATTGCGCCCGACGATCAGGAAGCCTGACTCCGAGCTGCTGTTTACCTGGAATCCACGGTACGAGTCTGATCCAGTGGATCACCTCTTGCGAGGTCCAAACCCGCCTCCAGATGCCATCGTGGTCGAGGTCAACTATGAGGGCAATCCCTGGTTCCCGACGGTCCTTAAGCAAGAGATGGAGTACGACCGCGGCAGGGACATGGACAAGTATCTCCATGTCTGGAAGGGCGCGTACGTCACCAACTCCCAGACGAGAGTCTTCAAGAACTGGAAAGTCGAGGAGTTCGAGGCACCGAAAGACGCGATCCACCGCCTGGGCGCAGACTGGGGCTTTGCCATAGATCCGACAGTCTTGGTGCGTTGCCACATCGTTGGCCGCACTCTGTTCGTTGATTACGAGGCTTATATGGTCGGCTGCGAGATCACCGACACGCCAGCTCTGTTCTTCTCGGTCCCAGAGGCTGAGAAGTGGCCAATCGTCGCGGATTCCTCCCGGCCCGAGACAATCTCTTACATGAGAGCCAATGGATTCCCGAAGATAATGAGCGCGGTCAAAGGAGCCAACTCGGTCGAGGAGGGTGTCGAATGGCTCAAATCCTATGACATCGTTGTACATCCGCGTTGCGTTCATACCATCGACGAGCTGACGCTCTACTCTTACAAGCAAGACCCGCTGACCGGGAAGATTCTGCCCAGGCTCGAGGACCGAGAGAATCATGTTATCGATGCCCTGAGATACGCCTGCGAAGGTGTCAGACGCGCCGCGAAACCAGCCGCCGCCGTGGTCACGCCCTTGCCTGTCAAGAATAATTGGTAGACAATTCAAAAAACGTAAGGAGCTGAAATGGCCCGACTAACTAACGACCAGCGCCTGGCGAATATTCACGCCGAAGCCCTGGCCGAGTTCGACAGAATCCAAGAGGCAGTTCGAGACGAACGCCTTCAATGCCTGCAAGACCGTCGCTTTTATTCCATCGCAGGCGCTCAGTGGGAAGGCCCACTTCGAGAGCAATACGAAAACAAACCGAAGTTCGAGGTCAACAAGATTATGTTGGCCGTGACTCGCATCATCAACGAATACCGCAACAATAGAATCACCGTCGATTATGTGCCGCGTGATGGCAGGCCCGAGTCGAAGATCGCTGACACTTGCGACAAGCTCTACCGTGCAGACGAGATGGACTCGAGCGCCGAGGAAGCCTACGACAACGGATTCGAGGAAGCGGTCGGTGGTGGCTTTGGAGCCTGGCGCCTTCGGACGGTTTATGAAGACGAAGAGGATGATGAGAACGAGAAGCAGCGCATCATCATCGAGCCAATCTTCGATGCTGACAGCTCAGTCTTCTTTGATCTGAATGCCAAACGTCAAGACAAGGCCGATGCCCGTCGATGCTTTGTGCTGACAGCTCTTACCCGCGAAGCTTATATGGAGCAGTGGGGCGACGATCCAGCGACCTGGCCCAAAGAGATCCATCAATACGAGTTTGACTGGGCCACGCCCGACGTTGTCTACATCGCCGAGTATTACAAGGTCGAGGATGTCAACACCACGGTACGAATCTTCCAGAACATCTCTGGCGAGGAAGAGCGCTACACAAGCGACGAGCTGGACGATGAGAGGCTCGAAGAGTTTGCGGCCATCGGTACGGTCGAGGTTCGCCAGAAGCGGGTCAAGAAGCGCAAGGTCCACAAATACCTAATGTCTGGTGGCCGCATCCTTGATGATCTGGGCTACATCGCAGGCAAGGACATTCCCATTGTCCCGGTCTACGGTAAGAGATGGTTCATTGACAACATCGAGCGCATGATGGGCCACGTTCGTCTCGCAAAGGACGCGCAGCGCTTGAAGAATATGCAGCTCTCCAAGCTCGGTGAGATCAGCGCCTACTCGAGCATTGAGAAGCCGATCCTGACTCCAGAACAGGTTGCTGGCCACCAGATCATGTGGTCAGAGGACAACCTTCGGAACTTCCCTTATCTATTGGTAAACCCGGTCACAGGTCCAGACGGATCTCAGCAAGTTACCGGGCCAGTCGCTTATACCCGGTCAGCGGCCATACCCCCGGCCCTGGCTGGTCTTTTACAAGTCACAGAGCAAGACATTCAGGACATTCTCGGCAATGCTGGCCAACAAGAGCAGATTGTCTCGAATATCTCTGGCAAGGCTGTGGAGCTTATCCAGCAGCGCATGGATATGCAGACCTTCATCTATATGTCGAACATGGCCAAGGCTGTTCGTCGGTCAGGCGAGATATGGCTCTCGATGGCTAAGGACGTTTACGTTGAAGAAGGCCGTCGGATGAAGGGCGTGGGCCTGGCTGGCGAGATGGAGAGTCTTGAGCTGATGAAGCCGACAATCTCAGAGGCTGGCGAGATGGAGATGGAGAACGACCTCTCGACTGCCGACCTCGATGTCATTGTGGACGTTGGACCTTCCTCGAGCAGCAAACGCCAGGCGGTGGTGCGATCTATTCTTGGAATGATGCAGATCACCCAAGACCCAGAGACGCTTCAAGTTTTGGGCGCGATGGCGATGATGAACATGGAAGGCGAGGGTATCGCAGAGGCTCGAGATTATTTCCGACAGAAGTTGATCCGCATGGGCGTGGTCAAACCGACACAGGAAGAAGCAGAGGCAATGGCCGCGGAGATGGCGGCGCAGCAAGCGCAGGGCGATCCGAATGCAGTCTTCTTGCAGGCCGCAGCTGAAGAAGCAACAGCCAGGGCCGCAAAAGCTCGAGCTGACGTTATCAACACTCTGGCCGATGCAGACTACAAAGCAGCAGGCACAGCAGAGCGCAATGCCAAGACAATCGAAACATTGGCCAAGGTCGATGAAGACGATCAGCGCCTGGCGATTGACTCAGCAAAGGGCATTCAGGAGATTTTAGGAGGAAGGCCAATTGGCTGATCCACGCATAAAAGAGCTGGCCTATGATGCGCTGGCCTCGACTCTTGGCGCCCCTGTTGATTTGGCAACGCAATTTTTGCGGCCATTTGGCTACACAGCGCAACCAGTGCTTGGAAGTGAATTTATTCGGCAACGTCTGCCGCAGGCTCAGATTCAACCACCGCCCCCGCAGCAAGCCTTTACAAGAGCATCAACGCCGACAGCAATAAGCGAAGTCCCACAGGTCGATCAGTTCGGTCGAGTTATAAGAGATCGACCAGTTCCAGAGCGCCAATACACGCCGCTCGAGCGATTGGTCGGTGGCGCAGAAACCGCCGAAGCAGTTGTCCGTAGTGTCGCTGGTTTCCCGGTGGCGCTTGGTGGCGCTTTTGTCGAATCAGTAAGAGAAGGCGATGTTAGTCCTCGAGCAGTCGAGGCTCGGATGTCATCGATCCTTGATCGACTCGGCTATAAACCAAAGACCGAAGCAGGCCGGGAGATGCTCGGCGAGACTGGCGAGTTCTTTGAGAGGCTTGAGACTGAATACAAGCTCCCACCAGTCAGCACCTCAATGACGGCGCTGCCTCTTTTGGGTGTAAGAGATACCGCACTCGGCGCGAGAATGGCCGCGGAGAGCGCTGGGACTGGCGCGGTTCGAGCAATCACTGGGAAGCCAGAGCTTACGACCGAGCAAATCTATCAGGCAATGGCCGATGTCCCTGGCACGATGAGAGCGGCAGCGCCCGCAATATCACCAACAGCAGCCGCGGTTCGAGAATCATTGGCAGCGCCTGGCGGGGTGAGCATTCGGCCAGAGCAGCTCGACCAACCAACCCGGCAGACCGTGATGCGGGGGCAAGACATCCCACCGTTGACACGGCCACCAACGCCTGAAGAGATGGAGATCGCCAGGGCCGATACCCGGATGGGCCAGAACATCGTTGCTGATCGCCTCAACGTTATTGTTCCAGAGGCCGAGCGTGTGCGTGGTGGCGTTTACCGACCAGGCCAGCCCGATGGCCAACCGTGGTCAGCTCTTACGCCAGAGCAGCTTGCACAACGTGGTGAAGGCTTTAAAGGCACCGATGACGATCTATCCAGAATGTGGCGCGAATCGATTGACGAGTCCAGCGCTGCGGCCAAGCAGGCCGTGGACCGAACAGGTGCAACCTGGGAGGCTTTCCCGGCTGCATCGTGGGATCGCGCATTTCAGCTTCCGCTTCGTTCTCAGCTTTGGTATGAGCTGTCGGGTGAGTCATTTATTGATCGCCTGCCAGACCTGTCTACCAGAGAGATGCTGACGTTCCTCGATTTAATCGGCGCGACTTCAGCTCGAGCAGATCCATTGCAGAACCTCGAGCGCTCGGTGGCCATTCTCTCGCAAAAGCTCCAGGGCGTTCCTGTCGATGTCGATGTCACGATTCCATCGACCGTGCGCGATGCGCTTCGCAGGGAAGGCACTAACATTAGCTCAGACCTGGCCAACAAGACTGGCAACTTCTCCGACACCCTAGCGCTGACTGGTGGCCTGCCAGTGCGTTACCCGATCTCGGTCAATGATGTCTGGGTGGGCAAGGCATTCGGTATTACTGACGACCAGCTGGGCGCAAATCAGGCGCTGCACGAAGTATTCGCCAAGTACATGAACAAGATTCGGGATTACCACAACGAGACTGGCAATCCAGCGGTTCCGCATGAATCCTGGCACAACCAGGCGCGGCAGTGGGTGGAGATGAGAGCCTCTGACATGGGGATAGACACGACCAAGCTTGACGCGGTCGAGGGATCGGACTATGCAGGCGAATTTAATAAGGTCATTAAGAAACTCGAGAAGGCCGGGATTGAGGTTCCAAACGGGATTCTGACCAGGGAAATTCTGATGGACCCAAGAGTGCCAGACGCACTTCGCCCGACAACGCCTGCATTCCGTATGGCTCCGAAGGCCACCGTTGAGTTCGGGACACTCTTGACCCCGAGTGGCAAACGTGGCGCAGAGCTTTACGAAGCAGCAAAAGCAGCAGGCGACGAGCTGACGCAGCGCGAATACCTTAAGCTTTTGACTGGCGCAATGTACGAATCGGCAAGAGGGAAGCCAACCCCCTGGCAGAACTTGGTCCGAGTGGCCACCAACCGGGCTGAGTCTGTCACCCGGATCTATGCTCCGACATCACAAGATCCGTTCGCCATTGCAGGCACATTCCAAGGCGCTGCCGGGCCGAACATTCGCATTCCGTTCAAAGACATGACCCCAGACCAGATTGCCTATGCCAACGCGGTGGCTGGGTCTGGGTTGAAGCAGAAAGCAATGGCCGCGGCAGAGATCCGCAGGCTCAACCCTGGTGAAGCGCTGCCAGAGGGTTATGTGGCCACCAATAGCATGAAATTTGACATTGATGGCGCCGTTCCTGAGAGCCTGCTGGTAGACATCAGCAAAGAGCTTGGGGAAGGTTTCGAGGTTTCGGCCATGCGCTACCCGGACGGCGTGGTGGTGGACATCAATCCGAGGTTTGGCGACGCAGGCCCAGAAGCCCCGAACATCGAAAACATTGACCGGGCGGTCGATATGTTGCAAGAAAGATACGGCGCAAGAGATCCAAGGGTCTTCAGTTCGGCCTATCGCAGCGAATTTGGAAAAAATTATGTAGAAGACCCCGGAACTGGCGCAGAGTATAATAGAATAATTAAGGAAACTCTGAAAGGATGGAACGATGAAGCAATCACTAGAATCACCGATCTCGCAGGCAAAGGCGTTAAGCGCTCAGACATCTCCAAATTCCTCGCAGGCAAGCTCGAAGCCCTCCCAATCGACTCCAAGCAACTCCCCGAGGGTGTCGCGCTATCAAGCGTCAGAGGAAGAGCAGAGACAATTCGCAAACAATTACGGCAGCGAATTGGTGATCACAATGAGTCAGTCAAGGCCTTCGCCTCGATAGGTAAGTCTGTTGACAGCGCTATGGCCAAAGCTCTTCCCAAGTGGGAAAAAAGAGCCGAGGCGCAGCGCAAGAAGATGGCACCAAAAGAAGAGTGACGGCACCCCGGCCAGCCGAAGATGGCCGAGCAAAGGAGAAAGTAATGCCACCAGAGCAAGAGCAGGCAGAAGCGCCTGAAGTTAACCTCGCTGACCTTCAAGACCAGCAAGACCTTCAAGAATCAGAAGCGCAACCTGAAATAGAAGCGCAGCAACAAGAAGAGCAGGCAGCTCCAGTCGCAGAAACCGAGCCAGAGGAAATCACCGTGATGATCGGTGATGAGCCTGTGGAAGAGGAAGTTCAACCCGCTCCAGAGTGGGTGCGCGACCTTCGCAAGAAGAACCGGGAAGACCAGAAGCGAATCAGAGAACTCGAAGCCAGGCTTGCCCAGCAGCAGGCACCGCAGACCAGCGCGGCCCCAGGCAAGAAGCCCGAGCTGGAAGACTTCGATTACGACACGACCAAGTACGAGGCATCTCTTGCAGACTGGTTCGACAAGAAGCGCCGCTACGACGACCAGCTGGCTCAGAGCAAGCGCCAGGAAGAGGAAGCCCAAGAAGCCTGGCAGAACAAGCTCGAGTCTTACGCCCAGTCTCGCACCTCGCTCAAAGTCAAAGACTTCGAGGATGCCGAGTCCACCGTGGCCGAGATGCTCAACGTCACCCAGCAGGGCGTGGTGATCCAAGGCGCTGAGAATCCAGCACTTGTGATCTATGCCCTCGGTAAAAACCCTAAGAAGGCAAAAGAGCTGGCATTGATTGCCGATCCTGTGAAGTTCGCCTTTGCCATTGCCAAACTGGAGACCCAATTGAAAGTGACTGGAAAGAGAACGCCGCCGCCGCCCGAGAAGACCGTGGGGGGTGGCACCGCTCCGATCCGCGGAGCAGTCGATTCAAACCTTGATCGCCTCCGAGAGGAAGCGGCCAGGACTGGAGATTATTCGAAGGTCTATGCTTACAAAAAGCAAAAAAGGGCTTAGAATAATTACTATGGTATCGCCAACCTGAAATCGGCAGACATTTTGATGCCCTCCATCCGGGCGCAGTTGGATGAGAACTTGAGCAGTAAAAAACATTTTCTCAACCCGATTGAAAGGAATTCAAAATGGCTAACGCCTTTTCCAAAGAAGAGCGAGTAGCCTTTGAGGACATCCTCGAAGGCTTTAACGACGCTCTAGTGCTGTCGCGCAACGTCTCGATCTACAACACAGACCAGACGATGATGGAGCGCACCAACAACGTCATCTGGCG